GGTGGGCGACCCTGGAATCGAACCAGGCGTGCGTCTCCGCGAGGGAGTTACAGTCTCTCGAAAAAGTCAAATTGACGTAAACCGTTGATTTTTTAGATAATAATTTCAATCACATATCCGTTGCTGACAGCAGTTTACTGTTGCGTAGTGACAATACACTGACAAATATCTGAGCATGAGCGAGTTAACACAATCGGAGCTAAACGAGGACATGACCACACTGGGCGTAGGCAGATACCGAGCCAAGGTTGAGTCCGCTAAAGCTCGTGGGGCTGAATTACAGACGCCCTACGGTCAACGATTGATGAGAGCCGCTCTGCCTGACCTTAACAAAGCAATCAAAAACTGGCAGGAATCCCTATCAAGGGTAGATAATAAAGCACGATTCCAAATAGAGACGCAAGACTTAGACCCCAAGGTTCTAAGTTTTCTTTCAATCAAAGCTCTACTCGACTGCATTACGCAGAAGAAGACGTTAGCCAGTGCGTCTATCTTTTTAGGCAAGTTGATTGAAGATGAATTGCGCTGTCGCTTTCTAATTCAGAACAACGAAGAGAAAGGGAAGGGCATCATCCTCGGTGCTGTAAGACGCAAAGGTACAGCCGCCAAGACTAGGCATATACGTTCCTCAATGAAGCACGAAGCCGACAAAGGCTTGATGGATGCTTGGGAACCGTGGTCACACAGAGATAAGCTCAACATGGGGTTAATTATGACTGAGCTTGTCCGTGTGTCCACAAACCTTATCGAATACACCTACATACTGGAGAAGAGCCGTAAGCGACCTACACGTTACATCAGTGCCACTTCAGATACTCTTCAATGGATTGAGGAGTTCAATGACCACAGAGAATTTATAGAACCCTTCTGGCTACCTACAGTAGAACTGCCAGCCCGTTGGACAAACATTTGGGATGGTGGTTACGACCACAAGGAATCCTATTTACCGAAAGTTCCGTTTATCAAAACGAACAATATGGACTACCTTCGAACTATCACAGGCGCACTGCCTGAGCCGATGGAAGCAACCAATCTAATCCAGCAGACACCTTGGGCAATCAATGACAAGGTAATGCAGGTGATGGAGTGGTGTTGGGAAAATAATGTCATAGTGGACGGTCTTCCTAGCCGTGAACAGGAAGAGCTTCCTCCTGTCCCTATTGACTTCAAACAAAACAAAGAGTCCAACACCACTTGGAGAAGGCAGGCGGCGAAAGTATATAACTCACGGCTCTCTAATACCAGCCGTCGCCTTCTCGTATCGAAGATACTTTATGTTGCAAAAAAGCTTTCTGGTAATCGTTTCTTTTACCCATCGCACGTAGACTTTCGTGGGCGTGTTTATAACATCCCCGCCTTTCTTGGTATCCAAGGCCCAGACATCAGCCGTGGTTTATTACAGTTTCACCGTGCTGAACGAATTAAGACTGACGAGGATGTGAAGTGGTTGGCTATCCAAGGTGCTAATACTTTCGGCAACGACAAGCTTACATTAGACAAGCGTGTAGAATGGGCTGAGAGCTTCTCTAAGGACGCTATAGCTATTTACGAGAGTCCTACCACTAATCTTATGTGGATGGATGCTGACGAACCCTTCCAGTTCCTTGCGTGGTGCTTTGAGTGGGGTCAGCTACGTAAGACAGGTAAGCTAATGACACAGCTTCCTGTAAATTTAGACGCATCAAACAACGGTCTTCAAATCCTATCTATGTTGATGAGGGACGAATATGGAGCCAAGGCAACAAATGTACTCACAAGTGATTCACCTGAAGATATTTACAGAGTTGTCTCTGACTCCATCCTAGAAAAATTAAGGGCTGACACACATCCATACGCACAAAAATGGATTGATTTTGGGATTGACCGTAAATTAGCCAAGCGCCCTACAATGGTATGGCCTTATGGCGGTACATTCTATTCTTGCCGTGATTATGTGGATGAATGGTATCAAGATACCCTACGTAAAACACGGTGCGCCAACCCGTTCACAGAAGATGAACGCTACAAGGTTACTGGTTACCTCAGTAAGCTAACGTGGGCTTCAATCAATGAAGTCCTCGACAAACCAAAGGACTGTATGCAGTGGTTGCAGTCCTGCGCTAAAAAGCTGGCAGAACAAGGGAAGCCTATAAGCTGGGTTACTCCTTCAGGCTTTCCTGTTCTCCAAATTTACCACAAAACTACAAGCCAGAATGTAAATACCAACATCAGTGGGCAGGCTACATATGTAAAATGGTATAGCGAAGATGATGCAATCAGTCCTCGCAAACAGAAGTCAGGCATTAGCCCTAACTATGTCCACTCGCTAGATGCGGCGTGCCTGACAAAAACAGTCATTGAATGTAACAAACAAGGGATATGGGATTTTGCCATGATACACGACAGCTATGGAACTCACTCTACAAACTGCCCTAGGTTAAACAAAACTTTAAGAGAACAGTATTTAAGTGTTTTTGAGGTTGACCAGTTAGAGCTTCTTTTACATCAACTATCTGATAATAACCCAGAAATAGATTTTCCAGAAATTCCAGAATACGGCAACGCCGACATCTCCGAGGTGTTGGATAGCAAGTATTTCTTCTCCTAACGGAGACAACCAAAAACCAAAATAGAGATAAACAAATGAGTAAAGTACTGACAACACCCAAGGGTACAGCAGTGTACCCACGCATCGCAGAACCAGATACGAAGTTCAACTCTGATGGAGTTTACCACTGTAAGCTTCACGTAAGTGAGAATGACTTCAATCTGTTTAGTAAAACCGTAACCGACATCGTAGAGAAAGAGTACGAAGCAGAGTGCGCCATCAAGGGCAAGAAGCTCAATCGTGCTACGACTAGCCCTATCCGTATCACAGCGGAAGGCGACTACGAAATCTACGCCAAGCAAGTAGCTCAACGTCAGACAGCTAAAGGACTCCTAGAGTTCACCGTTCCTGTCTTTGATGCAAGTGGCACACGCCTAGGCAAAGCTCCCAACATCGGAAGCGGTTCAACCCTCAAGCTAAGTACGGAAGTGTACACATGGTTCACTCCTACTCAAGGCTTCGGCTACACACTGCGCCTTAAAGCAGTTCAAGTAATAGACCTAATAGAATACGCAGGTGGCGGCTCTGTCTTCGGAAAGGAAGAAGGCTCGTTCATTAGTGATGGCGAATCCTTGGATACAGCGTTCGAAGAAGAAGCCCCGTCGGGCGTCGGATTCTAAATACCGTTCGCGCTTCGAAGCTCAACTTGCTCTCACCCTTGAACGGGTGGGGGCATCCTTCGACTACGAAAGTCTGAAGGTAAAATACACGAAGGAAGCCACGTATACCCCTGACTTCATTTTGCCAAACGGCATCATCGTTGAAGCGAAGGGCTACTGGATTCCTGCCGATAGAACCAAGCACTTAAGAGTGCGTGACTGTAACCCAGAACTGGACATTAGATTTTGCTTTCAGAACGCACACAACACACTCAGCAAAAAGAGCAAGACCACGTACGGGGAATGGTGCGACAAGCACGGCTTCCTGTGGGCTCACCGAACAATACCAATAGAATGGACACACTAACATCAGCACTAACACACCAACCATGCGAAGACTGCGGCTCAAGCGATGCCCTAACAATAAACACCGACGGAAGCACAAAATGTTACTCATGTGGGGCGTTCAATCCAAGAAGGGGGAATACTTATACTGTGACTCCTAAAGAAACTAAACCTACAGGCTTCCTTACTGGACACACTCTGGACATACCTGCTCGTGGTTTGACCAAAGATATCTGTAAGAAGTATGGATACCATGTGGCTACCTATAATGGCGAGACTTGTCACGTAGCAAACTACAGAGACCTTGAAGGACAGCTAGTAGCACAGAAGCTACGATTCAGAGATAAACGATTTCAATGCAAGGGCGCACCTAGTGTATTCTTTGGGCAACACCTATGGCCTAATGGAGGTCGTATGCTTGTTGTTACCGAGGGCGAGGTTGACTGCCTATCTGTAGCGATGGCGAACGGAGACGGTAAGTGGCCTGTAGTCTCTCTACCAAGCGGGGCGCAATCAGCTAAGTCTATCTTCAAAGCACAGTTCCCGTGGCTCGACCAGTTTGAGACAGTGGTGCTTATGTTCGATGAAGATGAACAGGGACGTAAGGCATCAGAGGAAGTTAGTCATCTACTGCCAGCAGGTAAAACTAAGATAGCACGCCTGCCCATGAAAGACCCTAACGAGTTGCTAATGGCTAAGCGCATGAATGACATTGTTCGTGCTATGTGGGATGCTAAGCCGTGGAAGCCTGATGCGATTACAGATGGCGTTGACCTATACGAGCGTCTCACTACTCCAAAGAACAATCAATCAGTTGATTATCCTTTCCGTGGTTTAAACCGCCTTACTCATGGTCTTCGACGTGGAGAGATTGTAACTTTTGCGGCTGGGTCAGGGGTAGGCAAGTCTCACGTATGTAAGATTATTGCACACAACCTTCTAAAGACTGACCACAGGGTCGGCTACATTGCTCTTGAGGAATCCCTTGAGCGAACCGCTAACTCAATCATCGGTCTTGAGATGCAGAAGCTTATACACCTCGACCCAGAGTTCCAAGCTACCGACGAATACAACGAAGCCTTCAAAGCTACCATCGGCTCTGGGCGTTGCTTCCTGTATGACCACTGGGGTTCAATGGATAGCGACAACCTAATAGGACACATTCGATACATGGCAAAGGTTATGGATGTAGATTATGTAGTGTTAGACCATTTATCGATATTGGTGAGTCAGATAAGCGATGGAGATGAACGCAGGTTAATTGATAATACAATGACCAAGCTTCGAAGCTTAGTTGAAGAGACCAACATCGGAATGATTTTAGTCAGCCACCTCAAGCGTCCAGAAGGTAAGGGACACGAGGAAGGCGCAAGCACTAGCCTAGCACAACTACGTGGCTCTGCCGCTATTGCACAGCTCTCCGACATTTGTTGTGGACTAGAGCGTAATGGGCAGTGTCCAGACAACAAGAACAAGACAATCGTTCGTGTTCTTAAGAATAGATTCTCTGGGGAAACAGGCATCGCCTGCGCCCTCAACTACGACCCAACCACTGGCTTAATGGCTGAGGAACATTACTGCGAGAACCCCTTCTAATATATGAAATATTGCTCAAACTTCCGTCACGACCTTGAAGTAGGACAGGTAGCTGAGAAAGAGATTGGTGAATTGCTATCTGAAAAGAAAGTAGAAATTAAAAAAGATATGCTTGCCAAGAAGACGGGCAATGTTTTTGTTGAGTATATGTCACGAGGCAAAGTCTCTGGCATCGACCGTTCCGAAGCGGATTATTACTGCTTCGTTGTAGAAAACCTAATCATCTTCATTCCGACTGTAGACCTCAAAAAACTTATTGAGCCTCTCAAGAAAACAAAGAGGGACGTCAGAGGAGGAGACAATAACACATCACGGGGCATCCTGCTCCCACTAACCACACTAATACCAACAAATGAATAGAATAGCATTTTTCGATATAGAAACGAACGCCATTGAGGATTGGACAAAGTTGTCCGACCTTGAGACCGTTCATTGTATCGCCATACACGACGACACAGGGACGATTGCGTTCTCTGGTGACTCCGTACTGACAGGGCTTCAACGTCTACGGAAGTACGACGCCATTGTAGGACACAACTCTATAGGCTTTGACTACCCAGCCTTGTACAAGAAGTATGGCTTCCAGCACCCTATGGTTCTGGACACAGCAGTCATGGCTCGTTGTATATTTCCTGACATCCGCACAACTGACTTTCAACGCGAAGAGTTTCCCAAAGAGCTTTGTGGCTCACATAGTCTCAAGGCTTGGGGTAAACGCATAGGTGTATTCAAGGACGCCCACGGTGAAACCGAGGACTGGACTACGTGTACTCCAGAGATGATTGAGTATTGCAAGCAAGACACCTACGTGACCTACCGCTTGTATGACCACTTTCTAAAAAAGAACCCTGATGTCCGTATGCTTACGTTAGAACACAAGTTCGCTAAGCTTATGCGTAGACAAGAGTGGAATGGGTTTCCGTTCGACATCAAAGCGGCTGAGAAGCTTACCTCCGACCTCATGGTTCGCCGTGCAGAACTAGGTGACGACCTAGCTAAGTCCTTTGGGCCTAGCGTCGAGACCCTCAAGAGTTTCTGGTGGGTAGCCCCAGACGGAACAACCTCCAAGACTAAGAAAGCTTTAGTCGAAGCAGGATGGAAAGCTAAAGAGATTATCAAAGGGCCTAACCGTACCAAGGAGATACCCTTCAACCCCAACTCCCGTGACCAGATATGTGAGCGGCTGATGGCTGAAGGATGGAAGCCTGCCGCTTATGAGGGCAAGCGTCCTAAGATTGATGAGCCTGTCTTGAGAGAGATAGGTACTCCTAACGCCCTCAAGCTGTTAGAGTATCTACTCGTATCCAAACGTCTAGGACAGGTAGCTGAGGGCAACCAAGCGTGGCTCAAGCTCTATAACGATGGACGTATACACGGACGGGTAAACACCAACGGTGCTATATCTGGTCGTTGCACACACTCACAACCTAACGTAGCCCAAGTGCCAGCAGGACGCGCTCCGTATGGTAAAGAGTGTCGGTCTTGTTTTACTGCTCCAGAAGGTAAAGTGCTTGTTGGTGCTGACGCCTCTGGCTTAGAACTACGTTGTCTTGCTCACTACTTGCACGGATGGGACAGTGGAGCTTACGCCAAGGAAATACTCACAGGTGACATCCACTCAGCTAACCAGAAAGCGGCAGGGCTAGAGACCCGTGACCAAGCTAAGACATTCATCTACGCCTTCCTCTACGGAGCAGGCGATGCCAAGATAGGCTCCATTGTTGGTGGCTCATCTAAGCAAGGTAAACAGCTTAAGAAATCTTTCATGTCCAAAACCCCTGCTATCCGTTACCTCTCTGAGGCAGTGGCTAACAAGGTACAACAGACAAACCAACTTATAGGGTTGGACGGACGTGAGCTACCGTGTCGCTCAGCACACTCTGCACTCAACCTGTTGTTACAATCAGCAGGCGCAGTGGTGATGAAGCAGGCACTCGTTGAGTTTGCTGAGATGGCAACTCGACCCTACGAACTACATGGCAATATACACGATGAAGTTCAGTTTAGCTGTGACCAAGCTGATGCTGATGCTCTTGGTAATTGTTTTGTACAAGCACTAGCCAAGGCAGGTAAAATGCTTGGTTTCAAATGCCCATTAGACGGAGAGTATTCCGTTGGGACTAACTGGTCGGAAACACACTAACATGAAAACATTATTCCTAGATGGCGATATGCTTGCCTACCGAGCCGCTTTCAGTAACGAGGTAGAGACTAAATGGGAGGACGAAGTATGGACGTTACATACGGACGTAAACGCTTCTCTCGCTTATTGTGACGACTTCATTGAGTCTATGTGTAAGAAGTTTAGCACTGAGGATTACTTCGTAGTATTTAGTCCTAAGACTAACTTCCGCTATGAAATCTTTCCTGCCTACAAAGGCAACCGTAAGAGCAAGCGTAAGCCCTTAGCATTAGCTGAACTGAAGAAACAAATTCGTAAACGCCACACGTTTATGATGTATAATAATATGGAGGCTGATGACCTTATCGGCATTATGTGTACGCAAGACCCTAAGAACACCATTGCTCTCAGCGGTGACAAGGACTTTGCTACGCTACCTATCACTTGGTACAATTACCTCCGTGATGAACTGACTACCCTCACAGAAGAAGAGGCTAACAAGAATCACCTTATTCAAACATTGATGGGTGACGCTACCGATGGCTACCCAGGTATCAAAGGTGTTGGGCCTAAGACCGCTGTAAAGCTCTTAGACAAGCACGGTTGGGACTGGGAAGGCGTCGTTAAAATCTACGAAAGCAAAGACATGACAGAAGAGGACGCGCTCCTCACCGCTCGTCTTGCTTATATTCTCAGAAAAGAAAACTTCAAAGAAGGAAAAATTATATTATGGCAACCCCCTACAAAATAGACGTAGACGCCTCAACAATTTATATTGCTGGGCCTATGACAGGCATTGAAGAATACAACTTCCCTGCTTTCGACGCCGCTTCTTTTAAATTTAAAGAAAAAGGCTTTAATGTTATTAACCCTGCCGCGCTAAGCAGGACACACGCCGCTGAACTAGGCATTGAGATAGGAGAGCTATGCGTACGCGAGTGCGCGATGATTGACCTTGTTGCTATTATTGGAACCGCTTCACACATGCACATGTTAAAAGGTTGGGAATATTCCAGAGGAGCTAAAACAGAACACGCTTTAGCAGAGTGGCTTGATATAACAATCAGCTATGAAGTTGAAGAGAGTGTAAAAGCTCACAACACTCACAACAAAGAGTGGTGGTTTTCCTTTCAAGCTGAGCAGTTCAAGCGTATCTCCAAGCTTACCAAGAAGAAGAACGATGACTACACAGGTGGTTCCTTTACCTCTAATCCGTTCGCCAACTTCGATGAAGCTGATGACTTTGGGGTAGACCCACTCATCGGACTATCACTTCGCATGGGCGATAAGATGCAGAGGCTCAAGGCTTTCTGTAACGGGGGGCTATCTTTGGAGACTAACGGAGACACTGTAGCAGACATCTTTAATGACCTAATTGGTTACAGTTCAATCGCTTTAGGCATGTTGGAGCGTAAGAAGGAGGTGGACTAATATGGACAACAATAACGCTTTTCCTGCTGTTTCAGATAATTTTATTAAAAAGTTAGAAGAAGTTTTTCCTATAAGGGACGATTTTGATTACAGCGTCCCTCAAAACGCGCTTGTTTTTTATTACGGACAACGCTCTGTAGTCCGATTTCTAATTGAACAAAATAAACTCCAAAACGAAACCATCTTAACCAAAGGTTAACTATGTGTATATCAGCCCCAAAAATACCACCACCGCCTCCTCCTCCCGCACCGCCTCCTCCTCCTACTAAGACAGCAGAGAAGGTGGAAAACAAGTCGCTCAAGAGAAGCCAGAGTTCTAGAAAGCGTGGAACATCTGCATTAACAATACGTCGCTCTACTGTGAACACTGGTTCATCTGGTACAGGCGCAAACATCAGCTACTAAATTATGCCAGAAAGAACGATTTCGGTTACTGACGGTGGGGGAAGCACCAGAACAACTACCATCCCTGACCGTAGTCGTTTTGCAGGTGTAAGAACTATGACTAGGACGGGGAGATTGAATGATGACACCACCTCAATCCAAGTAACTGTTGCAGGACACTCTGACATCAGTGGGATATATACGTTTAATTCCAGTAATTTTTGGTGGACGCAACAGGGCGGCAATGGTCTTATAGAATATAACCCAACTAGCACAGATGATTTTCGATGGATACTTTACGATACCGATGATGGAACCCCCTTTGAAACATGGGATGGCGGGTTAAGGACTGAAACAACACCCAGACCTTGGAACGCTGTTGGTGCTGTTCCTAGTGGTATAACGATTCAAGCTGTCCCAGAGACAATCTCAGTAGACCGCACAGCCCCAGTAATTACCTCAGACCGTAAAGGTGAGCCTCGTCCACTACTAAGTAAAGTTGTAGGGGGAGCGGCGGCGGCATACAGCCTACGCGACCTTAACGACAGAAATGGAAACAACAAGGTTGTTCGTGTTCGTCGTGCTAGTGATAACCAGGAGCGCGACTTCTTAGCCAAGGAGGTATCTAATGGAACGCTTGTAGATTGGATTGGCGCATATAATGATGGCTCTGTTAGCATTTGGTATGACCAGTCAGGTAACGGCAAGCATGCTACGCAACCTTTTATTGACATCCAACCTAAGATTGTAGAAAACGGGACCTATTTTGCTGATGGTCTTAGGTTTCCACCCAATAGAAAAATAAATTTTCCATCCGACATACTTGCAAGCACGGACTACGACCTCGTAAACGTCTTCGTGGTTGCGAAAGCATATGACACGAATGGAATTTACGTAGGAGCTGCGTTAGAACCTAATAGTTTTCTTTTTATTCCAGTCGTACTTAATAGTCAATTTCAGCTATATAAGGGTTCAGTAGTAGGAGCGTCACCAGCCAACACAAATACTAATTTGTTTAGTCTTACTTCTCAACCAGACGGTTTGCTTCTTGGTAATAATGCCTTTCTTAATTCTTTTTTTGTAAACGGTTCACCAGCAGGTACATTGAGAAGAGGCTCTCAAGTGGGGGTATATCAGGGCTCAGGTATTGCTACTTACTCTAATTTTATTTGGCGTGGCTCTTTTCAAGAACTAATTATTTACAACAAAAGTCAAGCCGCTAACCGTCCAGCCATCGAAGCTAATATTGCTAATCAATACGACATAACCCTTTCATAATATGTATCTAATATTTTCATCCAAAGAAGCCGCTTGGAATCGCTCTGAACAAGAAGGTATTTCAATCGGTCTTGCTTATCACACCCAAGGTAAAGGCTCAAGATACGTGACATCACCCCAAGAAACTGTTGACGGTATGTGGGCGTTGAACGTCGACGACTACGATTTGGAAGAGTCCGAAGCTTCAACTGTAGTTTCATCTTTTACACCCAAACCTGTTCCTGACTTATTTAAATAATTTATGCACAAATCAGCAGAAGGCTTATACAACTCCCTTGAAGGGAAGCGGTATCAATACCTAGACCGCGCTCGCTCCTCAGCAAAACTTACACTTCCATATGTCATGCCAGATGATGGCTTTGGGGCGCATAGTCGATTGGACACCCCCTTTCAGGGCATTGGGGCTCGCGGAGTAAACAACCTCGCTTCAAAATTACTGTTGGCACTTCTACCACCCAATGCCCCCTTTTTCCGTCTCGCTGTGGACGAATATGGACTAGCGCAAGAAGGTGCGCCACCAGAGCTAGTCACAGAGATTGAGACGTCTCTACAGCAAGTCGAAGAGTCCTTCATGGAGGAGGTCAGTAGAGGTACATACCGTACCGCACTACACGAAGCTCTTAAGCAACTTATTATCACAGGTAATGCGTTGCTATACGTCCCTGACGATGGTGGTATTCGTGTGTTCCATCTTGACCGTTTCTGCGTTGAGCGTGACCCAATGGGTAACGTATTATCTATAGCCACAAAAGAAAGCCTTTCCTATATGTCTTTGACGCCAGAGATGAAGGAAGTTTGCGGTCATCACGAAGGCAGTAAGGACGAAATCAATCTTTACACTGCGGTCTGTCGCCAAGAAAAAGGCTGGAAAGTATGGCAGGAAATTAATGGCAACATTATTCCAAAGTCTGAAGGCTTCTACGGTCTAGACAAGAACCCATTTATCCCTCTGCGTTTTACACGTATTGACGGTGAGGATTACGGACGTGGTTATGTTGAGGAGTACCTTGGTGACCTACAGTCTCTTGAAGCCCTCACACAGGCTATTGTAGAAGGCTCTGCCGCCGCCTCTAAGGTTCTATTCCTAGTTAACCCTAATGGCACAACCAGAGCTAAGACACTAGCCGACAGCCCTAATGGTGCAATCACACAGGGCAACGCACAAGATGTCACCACCCTACAGGTGAACAAGTTTAATGACTTCCGTGTAGCACAGGAGACAATCAATGTAATCAAAGACCGCCTAGGTCACGCCTTCCTTCTTACCAGTGGTACTGTACGCCAAGCCGAGCGTGTTACCGCTGAGGAGATACGGATGTTAGGTATGGAGCTAGAGTCAGCCCTTGGTGGTCTCTACTCTCTTCTAAGCAGTGAAATGCAACTTCCATTGGTCAATCGTCTAATGGAGGTAATGAACAAGAAGAACAAGCTTCCTAAGATTCCTAAAGACGTTGTGAAGCCCATCATCATTACAGGTGTTGAAGCTTTAGGACGTGGGAATGATTTACAGAAACTAGACCTGTTCCTAGCTGGAGCCGCCCAAGTGGTAGGCCCTCAAGCTATAGCTCAGTTCGTCAAGGTTTCAGAATACTTTAAACGGAGGGCAATCTCCCTTGGTATCAAAACCGATGGGCTGGTTAAGTCCGAAGAAGAAATGGCAATGGAGGCTCAGCAGATGCAACAAATGCAGATGGCTGAGAAGTTAGGCCCCGCTGGTATTAAAGCGTTGTCTGACCAATCTATTGCTCAACAACAAGAACCAACAAGCGAGGTATAATGGCTAACTACCAATCAGTAACAGTACAAGAACATACCGAGGAAGAAAACATCTCCCTCGAAAAGCAAGCCGCAATGCAAGAAGAAGCGGCTGAGCAACGTAATCAAGCAATTGAGTCAAACACTGAAGAGCCCCAAGAGGAAGTCCAAGAGGAAGTCCAAGAGGAACGCCCAGAGTGGCTAGACGAGAAGTTTGAAACTCCAGAAGACTTGGCTAAAGCATACGCCGAGCTTCAGAAGAAGCAATCATCTAAGGCGTCAAAAGCTAAGAAGGACGAATCTGCTGAAGAAGAAGCGGTTGTCAGTATCAACTCCTCCGTACAAAAAGCGACTGAAGAGTTTGCTGAAACAGGCGAGCTTACTGACAAGACTTTTGTCGAACTTGAAAGAGCGGGTTTACCCCGTCATTTCGTAGAAGCTTACATAGCAGGGCAGGAAAGTCTTATTACATCAGAGGCTTTGGATATACAGAACGAAGTAGGAGGCAACGCTAACTACAACGCTATGGCTGAATGGGCTTCTGAAAATCTGTCTGATGGTGATTTGGATGGCTTCAACAGCATCGTGGAAAGTGGCTCAGTAGAGCAAGCTAAGATGGCTGTCAAAGGACTCTATGCTCAGTTCCTTTCTGGTGGGGGCAATCCCCCTGAGTTATCTCAAGGTAGTACTAGCGGCTCTTCTGTAGCTCCATTTAATTCTGCCGCTCAGGTAACTGAAGCTATGCGCGACCCACGTTATTCATCTGACCCAGCGTTCCGCGCTACCGTAGAGAAACGATTAGCGGTATCTAACGTCCTTTAATTATGTCTATAGAATTATTATCCATGCTAGGGGGTGGCATTACAGGTTTCGTAATGCGCCTCGTAGCCTCCCAAGCGGAAGCCCAAGGCAGAGCCCTTGATGCTATGCTTCAGAAACAGGAGATGGCAGATAAGTCCTCTGAAGCGGCGGCTAGTCGAGGGGGCGTCTGGGTAAGGCGTCTCATTGCTATCTGTATATTATTTGCCGTCATAGTTGCGCCCTTTGTGCTATCATTACTCAACGTCCCTGTGGCTCTCGAAAAAGAGTCGGGGGGCAGTATTTTCTCCCTCATATTTGGCAAACAAAATGGATACATCAATGTGGATGGCTTCGTCCTTCTACCAGAGGTTCGCCAAGGTATGCTTGCTCTGCTTAGCTTTTACTTTGGCTCCTCTATGGTTAAACGCTAACACTAAAAAATATCAGCTTGATTTAAATGAATTCGTTTCTCTTATCCCTCTATGGGAAGTGCCGCTCAACAGTCCTACAGATATTATTGGAGACGAAGGACTTGGTTATGGGTATTATCAAATCCATCAAATTATGGTGGATGATTACAATCGTATCACGGGGCACGACCTTGCTCACGAAGATGTCTTCGATACGCGTGTTGGTTGGGCAGTCGCTCACACAGTGCTGGCACATTATTCAAAGCACATACACTCGCTTGGTCAAGAAGTTAAAGTAGACCACTGGTTGTTTATATGGAATGGCGGGGGAGGAGCGTGGAAGCGTGTGGACAATCCCGTAGACGACCAGAAACAGAAGAATTTAGAACGCTATCGAGCCAGAGCGAGAATAATTATTCATGAATATTTAAAGAATAAATACGCAAAATTGGCGATAGAGGCTAACACTAATAAAAATATAAATGGCAAAGAGAAAGGGCGTCAGCCTAAGAAAAGAACATAAGTCTAAAACTGGAGGACTCTCCAAGAAAGGGAGAGAATACTACAATCGTAAGACTGGTTCTAACCTCAAAGCCCCACAGCCCCAAGGAGGCGCAAGGAAACGTTCCTTCTGCGCCCGTATGAGTGGCGTGAAGGGGCCTATGAAGGATTCCAAAGGTAGACCGACCCGTAAAGCTCTCGCCCTTCGTAAATGGAAATGCTAATATGATAGGAAATATAGGAAACATCGCCGCTGGAATGAGAAGTATTTACCAGCGTCACCCCACATTCGTTGCTCATAGACGTAACCTCGCTATTAAAAAGAAAAGAGATTACGAAAGAGCTGAGAGAAAAAGAAAAATCTTAGCTCAGCGTAATCAATAACAATTATGTCTCTATGAAAAAATGCACCTGCGGTAAATCTAAAAATATGCCTTTTTGTGATGGGTCTCACTGTCCATCAACTAAACGTAAACAACTAAAAATAAGGAAGTAATATGCCAAGTCACTACGGACACGGAAAAAAGAAAAAGATGTCTCGCAAACAATTAGCTATTGCAAGCAAAGCCGCACCAAAGAATAAAATCACTGGCGCAGACTTTAAAGCAATGAAAAGGAAGAAAGCCTAATTGTGGCTAAGATATGTCCTAAAGGTATCGCTTGGGCAAAGCGTACCTTCGATAAATACCCCTCTGCTTATGCAAACATGGCGGCAAGCAAATACTGCAAAGACCCCAACTATGGCAAAGGCAAGCGTAAGAAACTCTCAGTAAAGAAAAAGAAGTAATGGGTGAACTTGCAAAATGGAGAGCGCAGAACTGGGTACGCATCGGAACAGATGGAAAGATTAAAGGCCCTTGCGGAACGTCTAAAAACAAAAAGAACCCAGACCGTTGCCTTCCGATGGCTAAAGCTAAAAGCCTATCCCAGTCTCAGCGAGCAACAACTGCTAAGAAAAAGAAAAGAGCAGGCTCCAAAGGAAAACAATTTGTAAGTAACACCAAGGCGGCACGAGTGTCGCTCCGTGTAAAAAAGAAGAAATAACTTTCGTCCCTAAAGCTAGAAGTAGCGTAAGGCCCTCCGAGGAGGATAACCTTAGACAAGCAAACCCTGCCCACGGACACCTCAAACCCTCAATATAAATCCAAAATAAAGGAACAATACTATGGCTAATGGAAATACAAGCCCGTCCCGCTTGGGACAAGTAAATGCCTCTGGTGCTGTAGATGCGTTGTTTCTGAAGGTGTTCTCTGGTGAAATCCTCACTACGTTTGAAGAAACAAACATAATGAAGGACTTGCATCGGGTACGCACTATTCAGAGCGGCAAAACTGCACAGTTTCCAGCAACAGGCATCGCAACAGCTAAGTACCACACTGTTGGTGAGAATATCGCTGACTCAGGTAACGATTATCTGTCTGCAATCAAACACGCTGAGAAGACCATCTCTATTGATGATGTTCTCATCTCCTCAACGTTCATCGCAAACATTGATGAACTCAAAAATCACTACGATATCCGTAGCATCTACGCTAAGGAGCTTGGTAAGGCGTTGGCTAAACGTTTCGACATCGCTACGATGAAGACTCTTGCCGCCGCCGCTCGTGATTCAGCAACCATCACTGGTGGTAACGGTGGTACAGTCATCGGTTCAGGTAGCTCTGTATTCAGCACTACACCAACCGCGGCTCAAATCATCGACGCCCTCTACTTGATGGCTGAGAGCCTCGACACCAAGGACGTATCCGACGAAGGTCGCTTCGCTATCCTTACTCCGTCGATGTACTACACCCTTATCACAGCAGACAACAGCGCAGTGTCGCTTGCGTCTAACCGTGACGCTGGTGGTGTTGGTAATATCGCAACTGGTACAATCGCTCAAGTTGCTGGCATCAGCCTCTACAAGAGCAATCACCTAGTTGATATCGCTGTTGCAGACGCTTCTCAAGACCAAGACGACGACAACGCAGCCAACGATGTATTCGGTACAAGCGGCACTGGCTACAACGCTGACTTATCTGGCGTCAAGATTCTTGGCGGCACTAACGAAGCTATCGGTACAGTCAAGCTACTCGACCTCGCTACAGAGTCCGAGTATCAAATAGAACGTCAAGGCACGCTGTTCGTTGCTAAATATGCAATGGGACACGGCGTCTTACGTCCAGAGTGTGCTGTAGAAGTACGCTAAATTAATTCTGAGCCCCCTTTGGTTAATGCCTTTGGGGGCTCTTTTTTAACTTTAAATTTATATAATATGCCCACACTTACATCAAAGCTAGAAGCTGTTAACTCAATGCTAGGACATATCGGCGAGAGCCCTGTGAACAGTATTAGTGACACCAACGCGCTTCCTATCTCTGCCGCTACTGCTATCTCCGTGCTGGACGAGGTAAGTCGTTCTGTTCAAGCTGAAGGGTGGCACTTTAACACAGAACTCAAAGTCACCCTGAGCCCTGCTGGGGATGGCACAATAACTTTATCGGACGACATCTTGGAGGTAGACACAATAGATACCTCTATCGACATCGCTCAACGTGGTCTCAGTTTGTTTGACCGCTCTAATAACACCTCAGTGTTCTCCAAAGACCTAAAGGTTAACCTTACACGTCTGCTGGACTTTACAAGCCTGCCAGAGGCCGCGAGACGCTATATAACCCTACGTGCCTCACGGGTATTCCAAGGACGTATTGTAGGTTCTCGTGAGCTAGAAGCCCTTATTGCTCGTGATGAATATAATGCACGGGCTGACCTTATGGATACAGAAGGTAATAACTCTGACAGGACTATATTTGACAGCTACAACGTGGCTTCTAGAATTGGCATCAACCGTAACTACGACATCTCCTAATCATATAAAATGAGTAAAAAATATAAACCAACAATCCGCGACCTTTTTTTACAAAAAACGGTATCTAAAGGCGTAGTAGAGCGAAGTAAAGCTCTTGATAAACAAACAGCCCTGATAATGGAAGAGCGTAAAAAACGCGATAAAACTTTTCTTGGTACAGGATTAGGACGCTCTAAAAAGGAAAAACAAGCTATAAGAACAGCATTACGAATTGGTAAAAGCCCTTCTCATTCAGGCGTTAAATTCCCTAGAATTTCTATATTTTAAGATGACATCTCCTAATGCCTCTAATTAACACAGCGGTTCCTAACCTTATCCAAGGTGTCTCTCAACAATCAGACGCAACACGCTTTGCTGGTCAATGTGAGGAGCAGGAAAACGCTCTTAGCTCTGTTGCAGATGGACTAAAGAAACGTCCTAACACTAGGCACATTGCTAGGTTACTTACGAGTGCCATAGACAGTAATAGCTTCGTTCATTTTATAGACCGAAGCGATGCTGAGAAATACTGTATTACTCAAGACAATAATACATTAAGAATAAACAACGCTTTAACAGGCGAACAATGCACAATTACAGAACAAGGTTCAACTGACTTTTCTATAACTAATAACGAAGTAGATACAACAGGAACCTATCTTGAGAGTTCTTCAGCAATAAATAAGATAAAGCCACTTACCATAGGAGACTCTACGTTCTTATTAAACACAGATAAAACGACTGGTCTTGACCCAGCAACAGCGACACCCGACCTGAGCAGTTCAGCCTTAATATTTGTAAAACAAGGTGACTACCAAAAGAAGTATGGATTTAAAATTGAAGGTAGACAAAGAGAAGGAAACGGAGATGCTGCTATTATTAATGTAGGTGAAGGGGCAGTTTTTAATCAATCTGCTTTTGAACAAGGAATCGACGCACTGACTACCCAAGGCGTTGGATACGTTCATAAGATTACCTTGCCAGGTTCGGCGCAACCATTTATAGAAAATGGGGGTTCTGGATTTGCCGTAAATGATGTTGTAAACGTAACACTAATTCCGTCTTTTCTGGCAACTAACCCAGACCCTACCGAGCAGAGTGGCGAAGCTATTATTAACGTCTTTGAAACCCCTAAGATAAGAGTTGAAGGTGTAGATAGTAGTGGAAGTATAACAAGCGCGTCTATTGAAAACGAAGGTGCTTACATTTACCTAGCTACAGCAGTAGGTTACGTAGGAATATCGTATGTAGATGGCTACTCTAATATTAACGGTAACGTAGTTGTTAATAGCTCAAACAGCTCATCGGTTGGTATATCAGGGGCGTCTGCTACTATTGAAATTAAACAAGCTTTATCTAATACGTCTTCCCTGCCCACTGGAGCGCGTTATGTCGTATCAGATGTTCGACTAAGCCCAGATGTTACAGGCGCAGGAGGAACTGGATTTGGGGCGGGTGACGTTCTATCAATAACGCTTCCAGAATCCCAGATTACGGGCGTGACTAACCCCGCGCCTGACGAGATTATTGATACTTTTGATGGGCGTAACTTCCTTAACATGGTTACCACGCCAACCGTAAGAGTGACAAGTGTAGACTCCAACGGCACAATAACAGGTTTAACGGTTGATAATGGGGGTCTTTTTGGATACGGGGATAATGTAGGCGAGGGAGCTAGAGTGAATTTAGTCCTTCAAACTGGGTTCTTTAATGCAACTAGCTTCTTATCGACTAACTCCACAGCAGTTGGGGTGCAAGCAGACTCAAGCTTTACAGCTAGTAGAGTTCACACTACTCCAGATTCCGTTCCCAATACTAACGCGGCAGGTCTCGACTCAGGCGCTATATTAGACAATCTAGTGGCGGGAGGAGGCACGTTAATTACAGCTAATTTTGATACAGACGGGGCAAACACTGATAGTAATTTGTTAATTCTAAAACCTAAAGTTATTCCAACGACTGGACTAGACCAAGTAGCCTCTTTTACGATTTCACCTATTGATGGGCTGAGTGGAGAAGGCATAGGAGTTGTTCACCGTGAGGTTTCTTCTATTAGCGATTTACCCCTTGTGGCTCCTCACGGACACAGGGTAAAAGTAGTTGGTGATGCAGAACTAAGCCAAGACGATTTTTATTGTGAGTTTAAGCTAGCCAACGAGGAGGCTGTGGACGGAGACGTTGGACAAGGCACTTGGGTAGAGTGTGCGGGTGCGTTAGTAAACGATGAAATAGACGCATCTAATATGCCTAGACAGCTAGTGAACGTGGCTCCTAACGTGTTTGAAATACGAAGAATGGTTTTTGGAGCTTTAAAGGCGGGAGATGAAAACAGCAATCCTGCACCGAGTTTTATAGGTAATAAAATTAGTAATATATTTCAATACAAGAACCGATTAGGTTTCTTGAGTCTGGATAGTATTAGTTTGTCTGAATCAGGTTTTGGTGGTTTTAATTCTATACTTAATCGCCAAGAGTTTAACTTTTTCAGGACAACTGTAACTACCCTTATAGACTCTGACCCTATCGACGTGTCGGTAGCAAGTAACCGCGTAACTAACCTTAAATCAGCTAAGGGATTCCAAGAAAACCTTATATTATTTTCAGAAAATGGACAGTTTGTTCTTAAAGGTGGAGAGTTGTTAACTCCTAGAACCGTAAGTGTTACCCCTATTACAAACTTCATCACTGAAGACCAAGTAGACCCATTACCGCTAGGTTCCTATATTTACTTCCCGTTCACTCGTGGTAACTTTACAGGTATGCGTGAGTTTACCGTAAATGCTTCCACCGACAACTACGACTCCATAGAGATAACTGAACACGTTCCTGCTTACATTCCCAAAAATGTCATTGATATAGCGGGGACTACCTCAGAGGACATTATTGCATTACTCAGTGGTGACGAGAAAGGCTCCCTGTATATCTACAATTATTTCTGGAACAACAACCAGAAAGTCCTAAGTGCTTGGTCTAAGTTTACCTTCACAGGTGAAATACGAGGCATTGAGTTTATTGAGTCTAGTCTCTACGCAATCATTACTAATGGAACCGAAACTAACCTCGTTGAGATGCCCCTTGAGTCTGGATTATCGGATGATGCTGGTTTTGTTACTCACCTTGATATGCGAGTAGCTAAGACTGTTACACATGGTGATAATCAAATCGCTCTGCCTTACACACCCGCAGATAACTCTGTAGAGGTCTACACAACAGACGGTTTAAAGCTCAACTGCACTAACTCAGGTCATACTGTTACTCTTGCACAGGCGGTCAATGATGTTGATGCAAATGGTAACGACATAGACACAAATGTATTCGTAGGCATCCCCTACACCATGAAGTACACCTTCTCTGAGCAACTATTCAAAGCCAGAGCGGGACAAGGCACAAGCCCTTCTAACGCCGCTAAGTTAATGGTTCGTAACGGTTCGATATACTTTGACAAGACAGCGTTCTTTAAGGTCAAGGTGACTCCTAAACACCGTGACACAACCGAGAATGTCTTTACGCCTGAAATAGTGGGTTCATCCACATTGGGCTCCCTAAACCTCGACAGTGGGTTCTATCGTTTCCCTGTGTTCACCAAAGCCCAAGACACTACTATCACGATTGAGAACGAGAGTGCGTTACCCAGTAACTTCCAGAGTGCTGAGTTTGAGTCCTTTATTCACTCTCGCTCAAATAGGTATGGCTAAACTAAACGTACAGGCTGGTAGATGTTCTATTGTAGAAGCTACCAAGGAACACATAGAACAGATATATCCGTTCATGCGTAGAGCCGACCAGATAGAGGTTGCCTGTATGGGACATACTCCCAAGGAAGCCCTAGAGAACGGCTTTGCTAATGATGACGTTACCCTTACCGCCCTAGACCCAGAAGGCGTCCCTATGGGGATGTTTGGTGTCGGGCAGGTAGGCAACCTAGCTTACATCTGGTGGTTAGGCACAGACATTGTGGATGACCACAAATACGACTTTATTAAATCGTCCCGTAAGTGGACACAGATACTCACCAAGCCTTATGGCGCAACCTTTAACTTTGTACACGAGGAGAATAAATTGGCTATCAAATGGCTTAAATTCTGTGGTGCTAAGTTCACCCGTAAACTCGACTTCAACAATCACCCCTTCTTTGAATTTGTAATTACTTCTAAATAATATGTGTAATCCACTAGCAATAGGGCTTGGAATTGCCCAAGCAGGCATGACCGTCATAGGACAGCGACAGCAAGCGAAAGCCCAAGCCCAAGTCCAGCGTAATGCCACGATTGCTGAGCAACAGCGTTATCTATCCGAGGTATCAGCATCCCGTCTCAGGGAAAGACAAGAGAAGGTAGCGGCGGCACAACGTATCCAACAGTCCACCACAAAAGCCCGTGAAGCCCGTGCAACGGCTCGTGTGAGTGCTGGGGAGTCAGGAGTAGCAGGACTAAGCGTAGATGCTTTGATTAACGACCTTACACGTAAAGAAGCAGAGTACAGCTTCTCTGTTCAACAACAAATGCAGTTCGCTAATATGAATCGTCAGCTTGGTTTTGAAGATAGTGCTAACCGCTCTCGTATGAACCTGTTGAGCATTAACAAGCCTATAGCCCAACCTAACTACCTTGGAGCGGCTCTTGGTGGAGTTTCTACAGGGCTCAGTGCTTACAGTGCATTTAATCAAGCAGGTTTATTCCAAGGAAGCACATCCGCCGCTGGTACTCCAAACGTCCCTATTGATAACAGCCTATATACAGGCCCCACATTTAACTAATGGCTAAACAAACTTTAAAATCATTACTTGGCTCCTCAGACGAGCGCGAGCAGGTAGAGCTAAACCTTAACCCTGTAGCCCTACAGCCTACAATACGTAGCGGAGGTAACTACCGTGTAGCCGTACAACAAACCCCTCTGACAAATTCTGCCTTACAATTCGCTGACTCACTAAAGCAAGGCGTGCAGTTATATGGTGCGGCAGTAGAAGTTTCTCAAAGAAAAGCCGAACAAGACGTAGTCTCTATGTCTGAGGAAGACTTTGATAAGTTCCTTGAACAGGGCTTAGACAAAGAAAGCCTTAATATCTTTGGTTACACCAAGGCGTACAACCAAGCGTTAGCAAAGAAATACTACGCAGAGGAGATGCCTACGAAGCTCCAAGCTATCGCCGCAGAGCTTCACAAAGACCCCTATAAGTACAAAGACCCCGCAGAGTTTGAAGGAGCGGCTATAGCGGCAGTCAACGAAGCCTACGATGAAGCTGATGAGTTACTTGGAGGCAACGTATTTAGTGAGCAAGCTAACAACGCACTGAAGAGTGCTACCAAGGCTGACTTCGTTGCTAAACAACAAGCAACCTACCTAGCAAAGCTTCCTGAGATTACACGCAAAGTACAAGCAGATGTAGCGTTTAAAGCTTTCAGTGAAATAGATGACGTGGCTAACGTTAAGAAAACGATTGACCAGCAGATTTTAGCGGTAGCAAGCGCAGTGGGTAATAAAAAAGATGCCGCGGCAATAGTAACTAAGGCTTACCTTGATAATATTGAGGCGTTGGCGAAACAAGAAGGCAAGGAAGAGCTAGCTCAAGCACTGCTAGACGAGTTAGATGATACCACGGTTGCTGGTCTTGGAAGCCAAGGAAGGCGCAAGTTTGGTAAGGATGGCATCGAACTATTTAACACGTCAGCCAACCGCCTTCGAATTGAAAAGCTAGAAGACGATATAGAAAATGCAGGAGTCGCAGGGTACAACGCCAATATAGCTCGTGCAAGGGAAGCCCAAGCAGGCTTAGAATTAGAAGCTTTTGGTTTAATAGCAGAAGCAAACGGGGATGAAACAACGGCCCTAGCTCGCTTTGAAGAGATAGAGGCTGATATTAGAAACGGCTCTGTAACAATCAACGGTGTTACATATAAAGATACGGTTGAGCTTAATGAAATTAGAAAGTTTATAGCGGGAGCTAGAAGCAACAAAGACCTGTTTGTACACAATGCTAAGCTCAGCTTTGTTCAGCAAAACACGGGAGGAAAAAGGGCGGCAGTAAATGCTCTTACAACGCAGGGAGCCCTAGCATCAATAAACGAAGAGGCGGCGGCGAGGCTAGTTAGTGTAAAGCCAAATTCAGTTACAGGAGGAATGGATGTAGTTTACACTCCAGAAGGAGCTACTTTCCTAACTGACTTTAACAGAGAAGTAGAGCAGTTAGAGCTTCAACTTGCAGATTCCCTCTTAGGCGACACAAGCCTGTCAGTAGGTGAAAGAATAACTGAGTACAGTAAACTATACCCATCTGAAGTCACAGCAAAAATGCAAGATTGGATTTCAAATAGACTAAATTCAATGTCTCCTGCGACGCTAATTGAAGTAGATGACCCCGCGCTTACACCCGAAGAAACAGAAGCATTAAATCTTATAGCTCAAAATCCAACCTATACAAGCCAAGAAGAAATTAAAGAAGCTCAAAAAGAGTATCTAACTGATACAAGGGCTAGACAGGAAGTAGAGGTGTATATAACAGGGTCATTCTACGAGGAAGGTACAACACAAGTTCAATCAAGAAGAGGCCGTAGCTTCCGTAAAATAGACCCAGAAACGCCTTACAAGAAAGGCATAGCTAACGGCTTCTTTAAAGACAGCGAAGAGCAAGCAAACAGTTTAGATACAATAAACGGCACTTTTAATTCAAGGAGTGGAACAAAACGAAGACCCAGAAATGCTTTAATACTTAGATATAATCAAAAGGAAAACTTCCCTACCGAAGATACTGTTTTACAACAAGCCGAGAAAAAAGCTGACGTTAGAGAGTCTCTTGCATTATATGGACTCTCTTTAACTGATGTGGCTAACGATGAATTAGCTCCTATTGACTCTACTTATAAACGTAGAAGAGCCTTAAATAAACCTATTATGTTGTCTAGTGTTTATGGGTCACAGGCTCCTTTTCTTACCACTCCTATATTAATTGACGGAAGCATCCAGAATACAATTAATATTGTTCAAGAGTTCAAAGACGAAAGTCCAGACTCAAGGTTAAGTTTAACTTTACAGTATAGCGATACAATAAGAAAAGCGGCGTCTGTATACGGATTAACCACAGAAGAAATGCTCAATCAGATGTATACTTACTTATTAACTAACAACTTTATCAGTAAATAATTATGGCAATAGAAGAACTCGCAAAATCAGCTACCCGTAGCACGGGGCCTACCCCTAATCCTCAAGAAGAACCTAACTTCTTTTTAGATGTACTCGCTTCGCCTTTCAGAGGTGTTGAAGGAGCTATCCAAGGTATCTATGACCTTGCTGACTTCGCTACAGGGGACGACCTCCTGCCAGACTACAACGAACGCTTTCTAGGGCGTTCTCAGACGTTTGTAGGCGGTCTAGGCGAGGGCGTCACACAGTTCCTTACTGGGTTCATTCCAGTGGCAGGTGTTGCAGGTAGAATAGGCGCACTTACCAAGGTAGGCAAAGCAGGTAAGAAAGCACTGAACCTCAAGGGTTATGCCGCCGCAGGAGCGGTAGCTGACTTCAGCGTGTTTCAAGCACAAGAGCAACGTCTTAGTAACCTTATAGAGGCGTTCCCTTCGCTATCTAATCCAGTATCAGAATTCCTAGCCGCTGATGAAGACGACGGAGAGATAGAAGGACGTTTCAAGAATACCATTGAAGGTCTTGGGATTGGTGGCTTAGCAGATAGCCTGTTAATGGGTGTTAAATTCATCAAGCGTAAACGTGCTGGAGAAGCCGACGAGGACATTCTAAAAGACGTTAAGTTTGACCGCTATCGTGACAATGAGTTACTCCGCGAAGACTTTGAGACTACTGATGACTTCCGTGGTCTTATTGACCAAGCGTTCACAAGAGCATTTGGTAAAGGCATTGTAAACGACGGTACAGAAGTTACAGCCTTTGAAGCCGCTAAGCAGTTTAACAGTGTATACAATGGCGAGTTAAAACCTTTGCTTGAAGCGTTAATCGAAAACGGCGAGCAGTCGTTAGGTAATACTACTCTGAGCTTCTCTAAGAGAGGAAAGGATGGTGACTTTATTAAAGGTACTACCTTTGACCACGAGTTAAAGACGATTGATATGCAAGAGGGAGGCGCACGTACATTTATTCACGAGCTTCTGCACGCCACTACCTCAACAAAACTAAATGATGAATTCACAAAACTTGGTAAAGAGCTTGGTATAGAAGTAAAAGACACTTCTCTTGAAACCAGAGTAGTAGGGGCTAATAAAGAAGCTCTTGAGACTCTTGCTCAACAAAAAGACTCAAACCCTATTGCTGGGTTAGCCGACGCTTACCTCCAAGTAATTAAAGCTCTTGAAGCAGATGACGCTGTGTTTGGGCGCACAGATAAAGAAGTTAGTGGGGCAGAGATAGACTCAATGACTGCTTATGGACTTACAAATATGGATGAGTTCATTACCGAAGCCTTTACTAACCCAGAGTTTCGCCGCGTCTTAATGGCAATACCAAGCACTAATCAAGCATCCAAAACGATGTTTGACCAGTTCATGGATGTCATCAAGAAGATGCTTGGAGTAAATGGTAACCAAGCAAGTTTGTTAGACGATGTATTTAAGTACACAGACAACGTAGTCCGTGACCAAGACGCTATGTTTGATGGTGGGTTTGATTATCTAAAGTCTATTGATGACCTCAACAATCGAACAATGGGACAACGAGAGCTTCCCACTTTAGGAGGAAAGCTACGGAGGTTTGAAGGAGGATTTGACCCTAGAGGAAAAGGAACTCGTGAAGGAGATGGTAAAGACCAAGCGATGCGCGACGTTGCCGACTCTGCTATTGTAGAGATTCAAGAAGGAAGAACTAAGCCATCTTCAAGTCAAACATCTTTAGACCGTCTTGGTGCGCCCACAGAAGACTCGTCGATAATCATGCTAGCACGAAATGGAACACTTCGTGGAAAAGAATTACGCGGCGAAACCAAAGTAGCTATTAAGAACGCACACGACAATGGTGCGGAGTTTGTTGTTGGCGATATGTCTGGCGTAGATAGTCAATTTATAGATTGGCTAGATGAGTTAGGTGCTGATTACACTATTTATCATACTGGAGATAGACCACGTATCGGACGAGAAGTCGGCGAAATGAAAGTTGACAAAACTCAGACACCAGAGCGTGGGAGAAGCATGGGTAAGTTTAGTTACCCTGTTAGAGGCAACTTCTTTGGTAAAGACTTATCGGAGATACCTACTAACGTCCTAAAAGCGGCGATGCGCTACAACAACAAGGCACTCACCGCAGGAGTAAAGAACCGCATCCAAGCAGAACTAAACGCTATTGAAGCAGGTTATGCTCCATATGTTTCTTTTGAAAACGTGACAAAGGCTGACGTAAAAGTAACATCAAAAATGATAACAAAAGCTAAGTCTATAGTCAGAAAGCTTGAAAAGGAACTAAAGGACGAAAACCTTACCCCTGCAAAAAGAAAGACACTTGAAGGTAAACTAGACGAAGCGCGGCAAAACTTAATAGAGGTTCAAGGGCCAGTAAAGGGCAAAAGCAAAGCGTCGGAAAATAGAGTTGATATTGTGACTGTTAAGGGCAGTGTAGCTGGAGTTAGACAAGCAGAAAAAGCTGGCGAAGGCGTAAGCGTTCTTAGAAAAGCAGGAGAGAAACATTATGGTAACCCCTTTAGTCATCTTAAAACACAAACAAGGGACACCGTAAAAACCAAAGACTTACAAGAAACAGTAAGTAACTATAAAGCTTGGCTAGAAGGCACAGACTTTACTGACGTTAAACAAGAAAGAAGAAAGTGGATTCTAGACCAGATAGACTCTGGGGCTTTAGATGGAAAACAACTTCTTTATCACAGTAATCAGCAACCAAATCACGCAGGTGTTTTAGCCGCGTTTATAAAACAACGCCGCTCTAATACCATAATAGAAGCCGACCCTTCAAGAGTAGGTACAGCAGAATCTTACCTAAGAGCCGTAGCCAGTGGTGCAAAGACTCCCAAGCAAGAATATGCGCGTTACCTGCGAAACCGTGGAGGCGTAGGGGGTAAAGCAGAGAACAACACAATGCGCCTTAAGGAATACACTGAGACCCAACGTATACTAAGAGGAGAGCCAACTACAGGCAAAATACGTATACAGGGAAAATCTCAGCGTTCTTCAGACCTTCAAAGACAAGCGAAAGGCATGCCTGACTCAATTACGGAAGCACGAGAAAGAGGTAGATATTTTAGTTCTGAGTACAGCTCTACGATGGGACAACGCCAACTAAAAGAAGACGAGTTAAAAACAATTCAAAAACTAAAGGGCGACCTAACTGAGTTAATTGTTAATGGAGACGTTGCTGAAGACATAGGGCCAGATGCTTTTATTTTCAGAGCGGGGAATCCTTTCGGCGCTCCTAGAGTCGAAGCTGAAAAAGGAAAAGACTACGAAAAGTACGTAAAGCTTAAGGAAAAAATAAGTAAGCTTGAGGAAGAATACACATCAAAATATGGTGATTCATCCGCTACGATGGGACAACGCCAACTCGACCAGAACATCGAAGAGAGCATTGCTCGTATGGCTAACGACCTTGAGACAGGCGGCGACGGAGCAATAGCTAACTTTGCACGAGGTATCCGCAATACAACCCAAGCGGTTGCCCTGGTGCAAGCCATAGCAAAGAACCTTGAAAAAGCCCCTACAGCTAAGCCTGTAAGTGCTGAAGAGTTAATAGCTGAAAACGCTGATGTAATAGATACACTAGGAGGCAACGCAGGAGACTATGCGGCTACTATTGGTAGACTTACAGACCAAATAGACCTAAGCAACTACCGCAACGTACAGACTGCGGTCTACAAGCTTATTGACGTAATGACCGCCGACGTTGTTGACCTAGCAAACCAAGCTGACGAAGCTCTTATAAATCCTAAGCTTAATAAGCAACAACTAGAAGTACAGTTGCTATCTACCCTCGACCAGATGCAAGAGGTAGGACGAATATGGTCTTTAATGGGACGTGAAGCAGGGCTAACCCTAGTACAACGTAAGTTCCTTCTCGACCCAAGCGGCAAGTATCGCATTAAGAGCGGCATTGGCTTTGATTCAAAGACGGCGACACCCCAAGAGTATGACAAGTTCCTCAATGAAAACCGTGCTGGTACAATGCCAGTTGAAAAGATGGTTCAAATTCTTAAAGGCTCTAAGGACAAGGCACAGGCTAAAGCCAACATCAAGAAAGCAATGAACACCGCTGAGGAAACCTTCGGTAGTAAAGCTATGGATGTCACTATGGAAGTGTGGATGAACTCCCTGCTTTCAGGGCCTACTACTCAGGTGGTGAATTTGTTAGGTAACAGTTTAACTCTAGCTATACGTGCTATTGAGCAATCAGTAGGCTCTGTATTGATAAGAGACCCTCAGTTAGCCAGAGCAACGCTGAAGTATGCCTTTGATATGGAGTCTGTGTTGGATGTGTTAAAAATTGCTGGAAAAACATTTATGACAGGTGAATCTCGCCTTGTCCAAGGAAGCAAAGCTTTTGAGGACAGACAGGTTACTCGCAGGGCAATAGCAAAAGACGGCGACGGAACTTTAGCTACAGCTATCAATATGCTAGGAACAGTAATTAATATACCGAGCCGAGCCCTAGCGTTTGGTGATGAGTTCTTCAAGCAAATGAACTACCGCTCGTATGTAAAGACAAACCTCGCCTACGAAGCAATGAAAAAGGGAGCCAAGACAGGCCCAGAGATTGCTGAGTATGTAACCAAGAACTTCGACAACTTTATCACCAAGGGTGCTAGAGCTTACAACGAAAAGGGCATCTACATGGATGCTGTTGAGGCGGCACAAGCCCAAGGACTAAAGTTTGGTAAAGAGCAAGAAGAGTTCATTGCCCAGTATCTCAAGGACAACCCATTCGATGAGACCCGTGGTGGTCTTGCAGACGCCGCAAGGGGATTTGCTGAGGAGACAACGTTTACTAACGACCTTAAGAGTGAGGGAGTAATTGGAACGCTGTCTAATACTCTTAATACCTTGAAGAACAAAGGAGGAGCTTGGAGGACACTTAACTTCGTTATTCCGTTCCTACGTACTCCTACGAACATCTTGAAGTTCTCTATTGACCGCACTCCGTTAGGCACTGTCGGCATGGTAGCCACTAAAGCAAAGAGAGCAGAGCTTACCAAACAGCTAACGAGTGAAGACCCAACGGTTCGCGCTCAGCTTATAGGTAAACTTACTGTCAGCACGGCGGCAACCGCGGCTATTCTTTACTACATGAATACCAACAAGGTTATGATTACAGGCGGTGGGCCTCCTAACAGAGACGAGCTTGAAGCCTTACGTATGTCAGGCTGGAGACCTTACTCAATCAAAATAGGTGACACTTACTACAGTTACCAACGGGCTGACCCTATTGCTACAATCCTTGGCCTGTTTGCTGACATCATCGAAGGCCAACAATACCACGATGTAGAAGACATAGTTAGCCAAGATATGGTTGCTCTAGGTATTATGTCACTAACTCAAAACGTAACTAACAAGTCCTACGTTAAGGGTTTGGATACACTGCTTCAGTTGGTTCGTGACCCAGTGGGTAACTTCAAGCCATTCGCTGGTAACATTGTTGGTGGCTTTGCTCCTACATTCCTTACTCAGGTTCAAAACATGGCTGATGAGCGTGAACTCAAGGAAACACGTACTATCTTTGACTACTGGCTCAAGAAAGTTCCAATAGCACAAGCTACTCTTCCGTCACGCAGGAACTTCCTAGGTGAAGTCATAAAGAACCAAAACAGCCCTTACATGACAGGCGTTCTAAATCCGATATACTTTAACAAGGAAAGCAAAGACCTTGTAGACAAAGAACTTGCTGGACTACAGCACGGCTTCAGTCAGCCCAGCACCAAGCTATACAACGCCATTGAGATGCGCGACGTATACAACGCGGAAGGACGCCAAGCGTTTGACCGTTACTTGGAGCTTTCAGGCACAACCAAAATCGGTGGAAAGACCATGCGTCAGTCCTTACGTCAGATGGTTAAAGACAAAGGCTATCAAGCTCTACCCAAGGAAAGCGATGATGACCTAGGTGAGCTATCCCCAAGAATTAAAGCGGTACAACGTCTAGTGCGTGCCTACCGTCGCAAGGCTCGATACGAGATGCTTGAAGAGTTTCCAGAGCTAAAAGACTCTATCTACCAACTACAACAGGACAAAGCACAATATCGCTTAATCCAATAACCCCCCTAATTTATGGCTAACTCATATGTTGAATATTCTAGCGGACTCACCGCTACCACATACTCCATCCCCTTTAACTACATTGCGATTGCGGATGTAGGTGTGAAGGGATACAACGGTTCTACTTGGGCTGACCTCACCGTCGCCTCAAGAGACAACACGGCGAAGACCATCACACTAAGTGCGGCTCCAAGCTCCTACCAAAAGATACGTGTGTGGCGTAACACCTCTACAGAACAGCTAGTAGACTTCCAGAACGGCTCAAGGTTGTCTGAGAGTGACCTCGACACAGCTTACCAACAAGGTCTGTTTGTGGCTCAAGAGGTTTCTGAGAACGCTTCTACGGTCGTTGAAAGTGCTGGGCCACAAGGGCCACAAGGGCCACAAGGGCCACAAGGGCCGCAGGGTATCCAAGGAGTCGCTGGTACTAATGGTGTTCTTAGTCAGTTCTTTGAGAGTGCTGAGCAGAACTTAGTGAACGGCATAATGAGAATAAGTGTAGAACACAATCTTGGTAATGTTCCTAAGCTCTTTCAAGCTGTTGTTAGATGTAAGGAATCAAACGGTGGTTACTCTGTAGGCGATGAATACGATTGTTCTAGCCCGACGTACGTCACCAGCACTCACGTAGGCTTTAATTCATTATCACAACTATCTTTATTACATAAAACCAATACCATTAGTTTCACCCCCGATGAAGATAAATGGAAGATAGTCCTCCGAGCCTTTGCATAACAATGAACTCTCCACATATTCCACCAGCCATAGGCATCACAGGACTCCTGGGTACAATCACCCTAGGAGATTTAAACCTAGCAGTAGGTATAGCTGTGGGTCTTATGACTCTTGTTTACCTAGGCATTAAAATCTTCAAGGAACTATTTAATTCAGATGAGTGAATGGATTTCTACCTTATGGCCTATAGCCTTGGGATTTATAACCCTTGTAATCGTGCTAGCTCGTATGCACTACACCCTCGAAAGTCTAAGCGATAAAGTAAAGATACTCTTTGATTTTCATAACAAGAGAAACGAAAAATGAGTGAAAAAACAGAAAAACTTAATGTCCTTCAGGATATACTTATCAATGAGTTTATTGAGCGTATCCAATCAGGTGCGGCAACACCTAGTGACCTCAATGCCGCCCGTCAGTTACTCAAAGACAACGGGGTACACGCACAGGTTACCAACGATAATCCTCTAGGTAACCTTGTAGATATGTTGCCATTCCGAGATGACTCTGAACACGTAGTGCTTGCCGCCAATGAGAGACTATAAAAAAGAGTATCAAAGTTACCACGGGTCAGCTAAGCAAAGAGCCCGTCGTTCCTCAAGAAACAAGGCAAGACGCCTAGCTGTGAAGACACACGGTAAGTCAGCAGTGCAGGGAAAAGACGTTGACCACCGCGACCGTAACCCCCACAATAACAGTCGCAGTAACTTGCGGATACAAAGCAAGTCAAAGAACCGCGCCCGTAATAAATAATGGAAGAACTCAAAGACTTTAGGAACTTCTTGTTCCTTGTCTGGAAGCACCTGAACCTTCCAGAGCCTACCCCTATTCAGTATAACATAGCTGACTTCATGCAAGGTGATGAGAAGCGTGTTATCATTGAGGCGTTCCGTGGTGTTGGTAAGTCTTGGATATGCTCTGCCTATGTGGTTCATCAGTTATTCCTAAATCCCTCTTTGAATTTCTTAGTTGTCTCTGCGTCCAAGACGCGCTCTGACGACTTCTCTACATTTACTCTTAGGCTTATCCACGAGATACCCTTTCTGAGCCACCTGAAGCCCACAGATAAACAAAGGTTTAGTAAGATTAGTTTCGACGTCGGGCCTGCGCCCGCGTCTCACGCACCTAGTGTTAAATCGCTGGGTATAACCTCACAGCTTACAGGTTCCCGTGCGGACATTATTGTAGCAGATGACATTGAAGTAGCCAACAACAGTGCTACCCAGACCATGCGGGAAAAGCTCAGCGAACAAGTCAAAGAGTTCGACGCTATCCTAAAGCCAAACGATGAATCCAAGATAATATTCCTAGGGACACCTCAGACTGAGGACAGCATCTACACAAAGCTACAAGAACGGGGCTATATGGCTCGTATATGGCCTGCTAAGTACATTACCCCTGAGAAGAACGCCAAGAGCTATAACGAGGCTGTGAAGGGCATCTGTGTGGACGCTGAGAAGGAAGGGAAGGCTACCGAACCTACACGGTTCTCCGATATTGACCTGTTGGAACGAGAGATGTCCTATGGTCGCTCAGGGTTTGCCATGCAGTTCATGCTGGATACACGCCTCAGTGACACCGATAGACACCCATTGAAGCTCAACGAGCTAATTGTAATGGATATTGATAACGAGGTCGCCCCAGAGAAGCTTGTATGGGCTCAAGCACCTGACCTAGTGTGGGACGGCAGTGTCCCTAACGTAGGCTTCGGTGGAGACAGATACCACAGACCCTTCCAAGTTATAGGTGACCACATACCCTTTACAGGCTCAGTGTTAGCCATTGACCCCAGCGGTCGTGGTAAGGACGAAACAGGCTACGCAGTGGTCAAAATGCTTAACGGTATGCTGTTTGTGCCTGATGCTGGGGGTTTACAAGGAGGATACAGCGATGAGACCCTCAAGACCCTCGCAATGATTGCTAAGAACCACTCTGTTAACTACGTCATAGTGGAATCTAACTTCGGTGACGGTATGTTTAACGAAATATTCAAGCCTGTACTGACCAAGATACACCCTTGCTCTATTGAGGAGGTCAGACACAATATACAGAAAGAAAAGCGTATTATTGACACCCTAGAGCCCATAATGAACCAACACAGGCTCATTATTAGCCCTAATGTTATCCGAAAAGACTTTGAAACAGCGCAGGGCTACCCATCAGAGCTACAACTGCGCTACCAACTAATGTACCAGATGTCCCGTATTACTAAGGACAGAGGTGCTATAACACACGATGACCGCCTTGATGCTCTAAGTATCGGCGTGAACTACTGGGTAGAACAAATGGCTCAGGATATGGACACTAAAATCAAGAACAGAAAAGAAGAACTTCTAAACAAGGAACTACAAGACTTCTCAGATGCCTATTACAGGCGTTCTAAGGGGTCAAAAAGCTCATTACAATGGATATGAATGGTAACACCCCACTAAGCCCTCTAGAGAGCGCCAAGGCAATCCTAGGCGAACACTTCAAGAACTATGTTATCATAGCTCAAGACTATGATGTTTCTACTTCCTATGAGGTAGCCTTTAGTGACCCCTATGCCGCTCATGGTTTGCTAGATTGTGCGAACATCTACCATAAATCATACCTCAATGCAGGTATTGATGATGAAGATGTAGCTTGGATTTGGGAAGAAGATGAAGAAGAAGAACAAGATTAAGGACTAATATGGGGGGCTCTAAGTAAACTAAGAGTTAACTAAGAGTAATCTCAGTACTTATTTCTTATTAGGTTAGTTATAGGTAAACTATATCATAACAAATAAAGGTATACTCAGAGTATACTATAGATATACCTTTTGTATCACCATGCGGTGAATTGTAATTAGGGTCAGAGACCTGTCAAGACTATAATATTGACCTGCTAGATTTCAATTGTATCGCCATTATAGGCCCCCTAGGTCTCTCTATAGGTAGTTCTGTGTTGACAGACATCCTACATCAGACAGAATAGACTTTAGCATATCTGTGTTATGTTGTTATGTGTATATGTGAGGTCACTCCTTGTGGTTAGGGGGTGGCCTCTTTTGTTTTGGTGCAAAAATGTGAAGTGGTTTCGCTATGTGTGTGCGTTCTAAAACCCCCCTAGACCACCTTCCCGACGCGCCGCACAACCGCATACCCACTATCACCCTGCCACCCATTTGTTACCGCGTGCTATCTACGCCGCATACCCACTCACCTAACGACGGACTATATATCCATCGCCACCTATCTCACCACTTGAGCTAGCCCTCTGGTTTTCCATCGGCTGTCCCTGTGTTTGCTAGGGTTTTTTGGTAGTCTGGGCAAGCTGTATCATTACGTCGCCCTGTTGGAGCGTTTAGTGTTTTATGTATGTGTTAGTCAGGGCGACCGCGGGGCGATGACACAGCATGCCTTAGTCTATAGCGTAGAGTTCCAGTGGTTGGTTCTCGTAGGTTGGGACAGCCTAGTCATCAACATAACTAAATATGAATACAGTATCAAAAACACAAATCAAATCCGCTCAAGTTATCAACATCGGCTTCGTAGAGTCCAAAAACTCTTACGTCATCCACTTCGCGGAACCACAACAAAACGGTGGCTACAAAGTCTACCCAGAACACTGGACGAACTCATCACAAACTCCAACGTACAAGATTGGACAGTCCGTCAAGCTAATCCCAATCACAGGCACAGACAAGAAAGAGCGCCTCGTCCCTCTGCCTGCCTAACCAGCCGCGCACGCTACACAAAGTGGGGACTCTACATCCCCCTTTTTGTCGCCCGCGGTTGTTCCTTTCCACTTGCCACCACACTTTCCACTAACCACACATATTAAATTAACATGTCTAAAATATATCATATAACACGTCCGTCTCTCTACGTTAAACATTACTGGGTTAACGCCGATAACTGGAAAGATGCTTGCAAAAACATAGACAACGATAAGGCTCATCACGAGTCCTATGACTTAATCTATCACAAAGCAGGTTATAAATCCGTATCAGTAACCGACAGTTTCGGAACATTCCAACTACCAACACATCTAACTAAATATCATGCCACTAAATAACACTACTACTATCAAATACATAAACACCATTGCACCTCTAACTGAATCAGACCTCTACGATATTGACGACCTCACTGCCAATATCATGGATGAAATCAGAGATGTCCTTAAAAAATACGAGTCAAACTTTCCAGACTGGAATGATGAATACTCTACTTACAATCTAGACGACAGCATTTACGCCGATATTTATGACAAAATAAAAGCTCATAAACTCGACACAGCAAAAACAAAAATAACCACATAACCACATATACATATGAACCAAAAACAACTAAGAGATTACTTGTTCTCTAACCACTACAAGCCATGGCCTGTTCAAGAAGCCATTAAACCACACACTAACTATCAAGACTATCGACGTTCTCTAAGCTCAAACTACGATGCTGACGTCGTAATAGCTTTTGGCTCTTTATCTGGTCAAGCTGTTCCTCGTGACCAAACTAAATATATCAAACTAGAAAACGCAGCTGTAGCAGAATACTACTGGGTTCACCAATCAGAAATATTCTCATACAATCTGCGTCAATCTCTATCTGATGGCAAACCAAGCGATTACATGGTATGTGTTCATAACGACAATTATGACGCCTATCACCCAAATGACATGGTTCTTACCTACAACAACAGGTGGCTTCCTAAAGAAAAATGTGTTGCTCTATCACCTAGATACTATGCAGACGACGTAAACAACGATGAACCAATCTATCAATACAGCGGCGACACCTTAGAAACTCACGATGGCGAAGTCATCAATCGAGTTGAAGCTATCTATTGTGAAAGCGACGGCTCATACTTTCACGAAGATGAAGCTAGCGAATTACTAGAATACAACGAATACCGTGAGTATTATGTTCATCCAGATGACTACAACGTCCACTGGTGTATAGATATTGACCAATATACGCTATCAGACGACTGTTATTACTCTAGCGATGATGAAGAATATTACTACTACGAAGAGAATCTACCACAACGTGACCACACACGAACTATCCAAGAGTATCACTGCGGCGTAGAACCAACCTTCCACTGCAAACCACTAGACCAAAACAAACCGTTATCTAAATACACTATCGGTTTCGAAGTAGAAAAAGACTGCCTAGACAACGGCGACCAAGAAACTGGTTCGTTCATCCAACAACAACCGCTATTCAGCCATTGGGAAACCGACAGTTCATGCGGTATCGAAGGTATCACCAACGTCTACTCACTAGACAACTTTGATACCTTCGTCACCCATGCATGCGACAGCGACTACCTACTCCTAGATACCAATCACAGATGCGGCGGTCACATCACCTTCGCCCATCGCGAAAACAAAATGAAATACTGGCACATACGTCCTTGGCTTGGTCTCATCTTCTCTATGTGGAAAAAACGACTAACCAATCAATATGCAAGCTGTAACAAAAAGCTTAACCCATATCGTGGCACTGACCATCACTACGGCGCTCTCGTAGAAAAACGCAGACTGAGTAGCAACCCTAGGTTCGAACTACGTTTACCTAACAGAGTCAAAGACCGCGCATGTATCATACGTCGCTTCAAGCTTATTCAAGGTCTAGTAGAATGTATAGACCACTACATCAATGAAGACTTCGTTTGGATGACTGCTACTTACGATGACAAAGTTCAAGGCATACCTAACTGGATGTATACAGACGGCAAAGAAGACGAATGGAATATCAGAATCGAACAACTGCTAAACAACATCAGCGCACCAACACAAGCACGCACACGCTTCTTTGTGGAAAAAGCAAAAGACATGTTATTCGATGGCTATGCAGAACCAAACCACAAACGTGTTCTAGCTTATGCATATGCTTTCCAAAGCTATATCGACGAAGAACAACCTTCACACTCAGTCACACAACTAACAAATTCGTTCATCCACAACTAACCACACTAACCACACAATACTATGTGCTTAATAATACACAAACCAAACGCGGATACTATCATACCGCAACATATCCTCGACAATGCAGAAGACATCAATCCAGACGGCTTCGGTATTGTTTACACTGACACCAACGAATGTATCCGCACTATGGATTACAACCACGCTCACGAGCTTGTCATAGCCAAACGCCCATTCGTTGCTCATTATCGTTACGCCACACGCGGCACTGTCGACAAAGCTACTTGTCATCCTTATCACGTCCAAGACCTCATACGTCTGTTCAGTAACGGCACTGTTGCCGACCTTGGTGACAAACAAACTTGTGACACCGCAGTCGTCGCTGGCTACCTAAAAAAGTTCAAACAAGATACATGGAAAGCTATGCTCAGCATGACTGAAACACGATTCGCTATCACGTATCCTGACGGTAGCGTAGCTCGCCACGGCAAATGGCACGAAAAAGACGGCGTGTTCTATTCCAAAAACAACTGCTTCCATACCAGACAATCCACCATTGGTTACCACTATGGTAAAACCTACACACCTAAATACAAAACGTATGAAGAATACTGGGACAATGACTGGTATGACACCTCATACGACATGTCTGACACATCCAGTGTATATGACGACCAACCTATCGACGACCCATACGACTGGCAAAACGTTGACCTCGTAGCTGTCTACGGCACACTCAAGTCTGGACACACTAACCATGACGTCCTAGGTGACTCTAGCCTAGTCGGTGTTGGCAAAACTGTCAGCAAGTATGCAATGCAAAAATCAGGTATACCTTACGTATACGAACACGAACATCGCGACCAGATATCCGTAGAAGTCTACGAGGTTACGTCAGATGCAACCAAACTATCACTAGACCACCTGGAGTCTCACCCACATTTCTATGAACGTAAACTAACCGACATAGAACTCACCGATGGTAGCGTCCGCACCTGCTGGCTCTACTTCGCTCAACAAGAACCAATAAAAAATATGGAATACATACACACATACTGACAAAATCATAGCTTATACACTAATAACTCTTAACATTAGCTTATTTGTAATTATAGTATACTTATCAGCTATCTAACCACACAAGCTCAGAGATAACCTCTCTGGGCTTTTTTTCTGCTATTCCAAAAACCACTCTGTTTTACCTTGCACTCGTCGGTGTCTTGCCCACCACTATCACGTAACAATA